TCAAGCATTAATTGAAAACAATTACTATACTATTACAATCACTAACACAACAGATAACGCAGTAATTTTTAAAGATAAAATGTATTGTTCAGACCAAACACTTTCAGACTATGAAATATCAAACGGTGTTTATATAGAACAAAGCACAGGAGACAATCAATTTATATATTATGGATAATCTACATTTAATACAGTTAGGCCAATATGAAAGGCCAACAATCACAGAAGAACGCAATAAAGATTGGGTATCAATAGGCGATAACAATGATTATTACCAAAGTTTGATTGATGCTTATATGGATAGCACAACAAACAATGCTGTAATTAACGGTGTTGTTAATCAAATTTATGGAAAAGGATTAGATGCTACTGATTCTTCACAAAAGCCAGACCAGTATACACAAATGAAAAGTTTGGTAAAACCTCACGATTTAAGAAATGTTTGCCAAGATTTAAAACTATTAGGCGAAGCTGCTTTTCAAATAACTTACAATGGTAATAAAATATCAGCAATAACACATTTTCCAAGAGAAACGTTAAGAGCTGAAAAGATGAATGATAAAGGCGAAATAAAAAACTATTTTTATTCTGCTGATTGGAGTAAAGTTAAACAAAATACTAAACTAAAAAAGTTTCCTGTTTTTGGTAGTGGCGCACAAAATGAGATATTTATTATTAAAAGATATGTAACTGGTTTTTATTATTATAGTCCAGCAGATTATAATACTGCTTATGCTACTTTAGAAAAAGAGATTGCTGAATACTTGATAAACGATGCAATGTGTTCTTTTTCAGGCACTAAAATTATAAATTTTTCAAATGGTATTCCTGACCGCGAAAAACAATTAGCTATCAAAAATGATATAATGAATAAGCTAACTGGTAGCTATGGAGAAAAGGTAATTGTTGCATTTAACAATAATGCAGAAAGTAAAACAACTATTGATGATGTACCACTAAACGATGCTCCAGCACATTACTCTTATTTAAGTGAAGAATGTTCTAAGAAGATTATGCTAACTCATAGAGTGACATCACCATTGCTCATTGGCTTAAGAGATGGTAATAATGGTTTAGGTAATAATGCAGATGAAATACAAAACGCATCAAGGCTTTTTAACAACGTAGTTATACAACCATATCAAAACCTTTTAATTGATAGCTTAGATACAATATTAGCGGTTAATGATATTAGTTTAAATCTTTACTTTAAAACTATTGAACCACTTGAGTTTATGGATTTAGAGAATGTTGAAGGTGAAGAAAACATTGAAGAGCAAACTGGAATAAAAGAAGAAGAAGAAAGCACAGAGCTTGAAATAATGGCTTCTAATGTTAAGAAAACTGCTTTAGATGAATTAATTGATTTAGGACAAAGTGAAGAAGAAGTATTAAATGATTATGAATTAGTACACGAAGCAGAGGTTGATTATGATTTAGAAGATGAACTTGATTTTGTAGTTACTGAAATAAATAAAACTACTAAAAAAGAATTTGCAAGTACTGGTAGAGCATATCCAAAAGCAAAAAGTTCTCAAGATGGTGAATCTAAAAAGAAATCTGAAGAAGGTGTTGAGTTTATAGTAAGATACTTTTATGAAGCAGCTCCTAATCCAGCACCAAGTTCAAGAACATTTTGCGATAAAATGATGGCTGCTAAAAAACTATATAGAAAAGAAGATATTATTAAAATGGGAGAAAAACCTGTAAATGCTGGTTTTGGAAAGAGTGGAGCAGATACTTATTCTATATGGCTCTACAAAGGCGGAGCGAGGTGTAATCATCGCTGGACTCGTAAACTGTTTGCAAGAAAAGGTGGAAGAAGTTTAGGAGAAGCAGTATCAACTACAAAAGCAATTAAAAGAGGTTTTAGACCAGAAACAAATGCAAAGAAAGTATCTATTGCACCAAAAAATATGAAGTATGCTGGCTATACTGCAGCATATTGGAACAAAATGGGATATAAATAATGAGTAAAGCACTATTTGTAACAAGACACGATATTTCAGTATTTACTGCTGCTAATGGTAATATAGATAATGATAAAATCTTACCGTATATTAACCAAGCGCAAGATATACATATACAGAATTATTTAGGTACTGAGTTATATGTTAAAATACAAAATGAAATAGTTGCTGGTACTTTAGCAAATCCTTACTTAGCTTTGTTGAATGATTATATAAAAAGTATGCTTCTACATTGGGCAATGGTAGAATACTTGCCTTATGCTGGTGTTAATATTTCTAATGGTGGTATATATACAAAGAATCCTGAAAATAGCACAGCACTAAGTAAAGAACACGTAGATAGCTTAATTGAAAGAAGCAGAACTACAGCACAGTTTTACACAAATAGATTTATTGATTTTATGCAAAATAACGCAGCTGGATTAATACCTGAATACTATTCTAATAGTCAAGAGGATATGTATCCAGATGATGTTGCAGATTTTGGAGGTTGGGTACTTTAAAAATATATTATGCCAGATAATAACATAGAATGGGGACAAGCTGCAGTAAACAACAGCAATGATTTTGGTAAAGCAAAAGCTAATTCTACCAATAACTTTGGTGCTGTTTATGATAGTTCGCCAAGTGGTGATACTAATATTGCTGGAGGGCAACCTGTTGTGTCAATAACTTATTCTGCAAGTGCATTCTGTGCTGATGCAAGCGACCCTACGCCAACTATACAAAACAATGCTGGTGTTGGTACATTTAGCTCTACTACTGGATTAGTATTTATTAGCACAACAACTGGTGAAGTAGATATTGATGCTTCTACTGCTGGTAGTTATTTAATTACATATACAGATACAGATTCTGCAACTGCTACATTTAACTTAACTATTAATGCATTACCAACTGTTGTTGTAAGCGTTTCTGCTGGTACAATTTGTGATGGAGAAAGTACAATATTAACCGCGAGTGGTGCTTCTACTTATGTATGGAATGATGGTAATACAGATAATCCAAGAACAGTATCACCAACTACTACAACTACATTTACTGCTACAGGTACAGATTCTAATGGTTGTGTAAGTGCTGGCTCTACACAAATAACAGTTAATGCTTTACCAACTGTTGAAATATCTGGAACTTTAACTTATTGTGCTGGTAGTACAACAACATTGACTGCTACTGCTGGTTTATCTTCTTACTTATGGAGTACTGGAGCAACTACACAAGCTATAAATGTAACTGCTGGTAGTTATACTGTAACTGGTACTGATAGCAATGGGTGTAGTGCTACTTCTTCTGCTTCTACAGTAACTGAAATTCCTTTAGATGTTGCAACAGTAACTTATTCAGCAAGTGCTTATTGTCAAATGCCTACTGGTGCTTTAGCTGTAGAGGGTTATTATCCACTATATTCTACTGAATCTGCTTCAAATGCAGTTAGTTCAGATGGTACATCTCACAGTCACACATTGAGTGGAACTACTTACTATATGCCAAACGCTGGTATAGTAGTTTATCACGGAACTTATTCTTTAACTGCTACTCCTACTATTACAGGTGAAAGCGGAACTTTTAATAGTCCAAGCGGATTAAGTATTAATGCAAATGGTGTTATTGACAAAAACGCTTCTACTGCTGGAACATATAGCGTAGAATATACTACTACAGGTAGTTGTCCAATTACTGTAACTAATTCAATAACTATAACTGCTTTAGATAATGCAACGTTTAATTTTAGTTCAAGTGCTTACTGTGATAATGTTACAGACCCAACACCTACTAAAAGTGCTACTGGTATATTTAGTTCATCTACTGGTTTAAGTCTTAACACTTCTACAGGTGAGGTTGATTTAGATGCTTCTACTGCTGGAACTTATGTTATTGGTTTTGTAACAAGTGGAAGCTGTCCAAATAGTTCTATTCAAACTTTAACTATTAATACTGCTCCTACTGTAGCTATTAGCGGAACTCTTTCTTATTGTGCTGGCTCAAATACTACATTAACTGCTACTGCTGGATTAAGTAGTTATTTATGGTCAAGTGGTGAAACTACTCAAAGCATAACAGCTACTGCTGGAAGTTATACTGTTACAGGAACAGATTCTAATGGTTGTTCTACTACTTCATCAAGTGTAACAGTAACTGAAACTGCTTTAGATAATGCTGCATTTAGTTACTCTGCAAGTAGTTATGCACCAACAGATGCAGACCCAACACCAACTATTACAGGTTTAACAGGTGGAACGTTTAGCGGAACTACTGGTTTAGTAATTAACTCAACTACTGGAGAGATAGATTTAAGTGCTTCTACTGTTGCTACTCATACTATTACTTATAAC